TAATCACCATCAATGTCGCGGGTTGGGCGATACTTGATTGCATAAGGGGTTCCATGATAGTTACCCTTTAATTCTTTTTCAGTATTACCAAATACTATTTCATCAACCTTGAAGCAGATGCCAACAAGTTCAACAAAAGCACGGGCAAACATAGAGTGTGCAGTTTTGATTTGTGTATCAAAGCCGGACATAAGAGCCTGAACACCACGACCAGTAACGATTGAAGCATCAAGATTACCTGTACGGCTCTCAGGATAACGAGAACCTAAACGCAGTTCTTGTTCAAGAACTCCCTGTTGAGCAAAAGCGCCTGCTGGTATTTCAAGTGGGACTCTACGAATTTCATTAGGCTTCTGTGAGCGCATAATTGCATCAGGTCCAAGAGCCAACTCCTGTACATCCGTAGGCATAGCGATTGGTGCTTGTACCGCCTTGGTCGCTGCCTCTAGGGAAAGCAAGGCGTAGCGTGCTTTAGCAACTTGAACTGCTAGCACATCATCAAATTGACCACGGGATTGGTCGTCAATAGATGGTCGTTGAACAACCCTAATCATTACTTCACCGATTGGGTTTACTGCACGGTCAAGAATTAGGTTGTTACGGTTTGGAATAAACAAAACATCTTGGTCTTTATCGTGGTAACGGACCACTTCCATCATGTCTGACGGATTATCTTTAGAATAAATCAAGTTTGCCAACTCAGGGTATTGACCCATAAGTTCAGTAGTTGGCTTCATAATGCGTTGATAGAATTTAACTACACGACCAAAACGGTCCATGACTGGGTATGAACCAATGGAGTCAAAGAAACGGATGCGTGGCATCTTGTCCTTAACATCAATTTCTACCTGTGCTGCTACGAAACCATAAGTTACATAACGGTCAGCAGCATTGAACATCTGAGCCTGTAAGTTTGAATAGTCAATGTACCCATTAACAATCTCACCACGCTTATCAGCCTTCTTGCGGGCTGCCTCAGATACCATGGTTGTTGAATTACAATTAAATGCTGGTAGTGGTGCAATAACTTCTGCCAAGTCACGGGCAGCAATGTCCACCATGTTTGCAACAATAGGGTTCTCAAACGGACCATCAGGGAATAAGTCAGGGAAAACATCTCGCATCTTGCCTTGGCGAACAAGTAGCACATTGTACATACGAGTATCGCGGTCAGCGTATGCACGGCGATAGCGGTCAAACCCGCTAGTGATTTCCTCAATGGAAAGCGCCATGCTCACCTCTTTCGTTTAGTTTGTGTAAAGCAGTTCATCTAATGAAATGTTTACTTGGTTACTTTGGTCGTATCGTGTATGGAACATGTTTTGACGGCTATGCGAACGAGCAAAGTTATTTGCTGATGCAAGGCGGTCACGGCATGCAAGTTCTGCAAACCAAAATGCCATCACGCAGTCTTTCTTTTGTGACTTAGGAGAGTCGGGATACCAAGTAACCAACTGCTCTATCAAAGCCTTTAATCCTTCGGAAGCGTGTGTAGAAGGAAACTCAATAAGAGCATTACCTTCTGAGTGTCCGTGGAATAAGGTCGTCAAAGAAGCGACTCCGAAATCGGTGTCCCATTTATTTTGTCCTGTGTGATGTTCCCGTAGAACCGCACCCCTTGACGAAAGGTATTCTCGTACTTCACGGTCCTGAGTGAGCATTGTCTGAAAAGCGTTCTTTTCAATACGCCACTCAGAAATGTTGTACTTATCAGTCCAGTCTTTAATCAAACTTCTAATCTCATCAGGCAACATACCTGCCACATTGGATACATCTATCAGGTATCTCTTTTGTGTTGAGATGTCTAAACCAATAGCAACGGCAGCAGAATAACCAGCACCTGCTGGGTCAAAACCTGCAACGACAATTAAGCCATCCATGCCTTGGGGTCTAACACCGGGCATACCTTTAGGTATTCTGCCAATGTTACGACCTGCGTTAATTACACCTTTAACAGCATCCGAAGGAAAAGCCGAGTCCTCATGTACTTGCTGTTGTTGATAAACCATTGCCCAAAGATTTGGGGACATACGCCCACGCTTCTTGGATAATGCTTCACCAGTCCATTTATCGTAAAGTCCGTTTTCGTCAGGTACACCTTTACCCGACACAGGGGGCATGTTTGTTTTTGCCCATAGGGTTACCCAGTCTTTTGAGTTGTCGGCAAATTCTAATACCGCAGGCTGAGCAAAATAAGTCCAAGGAGAAGTTTCATCAGGGTAGCGCATAGGGTCCCTGAGTTCTGAATACAAGTCTTTAGGTCGTAGGCGTGTACCTACAACAAGAAGTTTACCCCCGTCATTATCAATACGGGACATAACTTCGGACTGTATCCAGTCAATTTGTTTTTCGTACTCATGGGCGTTGGTATGGTCAACACAGTCATCCATGATAATTAAATCTGCACGGGAACCGTAAATGTGACCACGGATACCGATAGCCTGAACAGTAGGGTCTTTTTCACCTGAGTCACGGGCATCAGCCGATAGGTAAATCAAATCTTGTTTCCAAGAGTCTGAGTTCTTTTCAAAACCACCAGCAGGTCCAAAGGCTAGATGAAGGTCTTGATACCTAGGATGGGTCAAACGGTTCTTAATAGAAAGAAGGAACTTCTGAGCCATTGCCTGAGTCTTAGAAACAATCATTATGCGGATGTTTGGATTTTGGCAAATACGATAAACCGCATAGTTGACCGTAATGGTCGTACTCTTAGCATGCTCAGGTGGAGTATTTACAATAAGTAAATCAGGCGCACCCGGTTCATAGATTATGGATGGGTGGACTTCCTGCGGAACTCGACCCTCTAGTAAGTCTATCCAATGCTTTTGGTGCGTAAAAACTTGTGTGCCGAGATACTTCTCGGAAAATTCGGGAAATGGTGGGACTTCTTTAGTCGGACCACCTATTTCACCCCTTGCGGTCATAGACCGTATCTTGTCTATTGCTAGAGCAAAGTCGGGGTCGGTCTTACGGTAATACTCATAAGTCTTGATACTTCTACCTACGGCATCACATGCCTTTTGGACAGAGTACCCCTGTATTAAAAAATCAATGATTTGCTTCTTGACTGCATCAGAAACATGCGAAGCAGAAGTCGTGCGTTTTCTTTCCATAGCGTTTCTCCAAGACCGATTGTGGTGAGTCTTGGGCTAAAACTCACTTATCCTAACCGAAGGCATAAGCCGTAGGTTAGGGGTATGCCTAGGGAAACCCGACAGGGGTTTCCTGCTTATGCGTGAAAGGCTGCATAGATTACGCCTTTCACTTACTAATAGGTGTCCAATGGCATGTAATTGGACACAAATGTTTAAACTTTTTTTCCGTAGGCAGCGTAATTGCCCCCAAATGGGGCAAAAGTGCTGGTCAGCCCCCCATTTTCAGGGCTAGCAAAGTTATGTGTGTGGATACACACATACACATACGCAGCGATTTTAATAATGCTGGGGTCAAATGACCCCTTCACTCGCTGGCTTTTTGTTTAAACGCAGCAGGCTGCACACGCAGCGGGCTGGCAGCGCTAGGGATGGCGCAGCGCTGGCACGGCTTGTTGCTGCTACTAGCACGCAGCACACAACAAGGCAGGGCAGGGCAGGCAGGGCAGGCGCTGGCAATCGCAGCGCAGGCAGGGCAATCCAGCACGGGCAATGGCATCTCAAATAGTGAGATGAAACATCTCAAAAAAAAATCTTGAAATGGTTGTTGACTTTCAAAAAACCGTGTGCCTATAATCGGATAGTGGTTTAAACAACTGGGTTTAAACCCTAGACTGGAAAGGCAAAACAAATGAACCGTGAACAATGGTTGCAAAAATTGGCAGCAGCAGCGTTGCCAAAAATCTCATCAAGATTAGACATGGCAGATGAGGAACCTGCCGTGAAATTATCTTGTGGGTTCCCAGCCCAGCAGGGCAAGAGAAATCTTGTTGGCGCACAACTGGTTCCACCAGCAGCATCAGATGAATTTAATGCTGAGATTTTTGTATCACCAACAATCGCTGAGAAATCAGCCGTTGTTGGATTGGTGTTGCCGTTGTTGGTTGCTGCTGCAACTGGCGATTACAAGCAGGGCAGGGATTACAAGGCAGCCCTAAGCCGTGTCGGTTTAAACACCAACAACCTGCCAACATGGGCTGAGATGATTGCTGAAAGGATGCCCGATTATCCGCATGCAGCAATCACAATCCCTGACCGCAAAAAACAATCAACCCGATTGATTAAGGTTGCTTGTTTAAACGATAACTACATCACCCGCATCAGCCGTGCCACGGTAGATGCCATGGGCTGCCCTATCTGCCCAGCATGCAATCAAGAAATGGTGGTGTGCTAATTATGACTACAACATCAACCTACGGGATTGAACTAGAAATGAGCAGCCTTTCAATCGGCAGCGCTCAAACCCTGCTCAACCGTGCTGGGCTTTCATGGGCGGTTAAGCCTGATGGAACCCGTGGCGTATCAGCGGAAGCCGTATCGCCAATCCTAGGCGCTGAAACGCTGGCACAATGCACAACCGCTGCCCGTGCGCTTGCATCAGCAGGCGCAACGGTCAACAAGCAGACTGGTTATCATGTCCACTTAGGCGCTGACCACTACGGTTTAAACGGTATCGCCAACCTTGTTGTGAACTGGGCAATCGCTCACGACACAATCGCAGCGTTGGTTGCGCCATCCCGTTTAAACAATGGATTTTGCAGACCGCTTAGCCTGCAAGATGCAGACCGTACCGCTGAGCAGGTACGCAACGGCAGGATTGCCAACATCAACGGTGGCAGATACTACTCACTCAACCTTGCCAGTTATGACCGCCACGGCACGGTTGAAATCCGCCTACACCACGGCACACTTAACGGCAGCAAAATCAAGGCGTGGGCAGAATTTTGCAACGCCATGGCTGAACTCAGCAAGGCTGGGATTTTGATTGACTCAGCAGACCTTGCACACGATAACCGTTTAAACAACCTTGCAGGATTA